TTTTCAGAATCATACTTGACAAACCCTTTAGATTTACTAACAACTCTTAATGGTTCTTCAAACATATTATATAGGGTTTGGTTTTCCATTTTTAAGTTGTTAATCGTTTCTAAACTATCATCAAAGATTCTCAATGTTTCAAGTGTTATCCTTGATGAAAGATATAAAGATATTATAAATGGTATCTGATTATTAGTAAAATTTATTTTCTCTGATTCTCTGAGTATGATATCACAATCATCACTGAATATTTTAGTAATTGATTGTTTACGTCTTTGAAACTCAATATAGTTATCATCAGCATCCGACCCAGTGTAGACTACATCGGGATTACCGTACATAAAGTTACTTGCCAGAAATTGAATATACTCTTTATCAGCCTTAAATTTCTTTGAAAGTTTCTCAAAAATATATTTGTCATTCCTAGAATCAAACTTTTCCCTTGAATACTTTACCGCTCCATGATTTTGGAATACATCAAACTTATCGGAACCAAAATGTAACTTTATTGCTAGGTAATACCTATAAGCTTTATATCCATCCATTTAAATATCCAAAGATGCTTGGTTGGGTAGATAGTTCAATTCCATCATATTCAATGCAATCTTTTCCTTCAGTGACTTATTAATCTTCGAAGCAATATCTTCGGGCTCCAATAGATTATCTTCGCAATATTTCAATATTGCTTCCATGTGAGTTATCTTATATTGTAACACCATCTTCTCTATATGTAAACTAAATTCATTAGAATTTTTAAAAGGGAAGTGATTCAGTTCTAATTTTTCGGCCATACTGGGTATCCATTATTAAGTTCATCTTGTGAAAATTCGATTGGTGTTAGACCTCTAATCTTACCTGATTGTTCTTTGTGTTGACTTGCAATATATTGTTCAAATGTATTAAACATAACTTCAAACTTCTTATCGTACTTGACTTTTAATCCAACAAGATAATTTACACGCTCATCTTCAGACCAATAGTCAAAATTCTTAATATAAAAATTAAGGTCCTGAACAACATCCCAGCAACTCATAATCTCTTGTTCCAAGTCAAATCTATTTGACATTTTTTTCTCCAAATTCATTTGTGCCGTTTGAACACTTAATATTTTCGGCACTATATGTAGTAAACGGATTAATAGGCGGATTTCCTGTACCCATATTTAAAGGTCCACCACCAACTCTAGGTATATATTGGGGTTGGATAGGTTGTATAACTTCTCTATTTTCTCTCAACCTAATCTCTAGCTGAGCACATCGTTCTCGTAATGTGGCAACTTCAATTTGAAGTTCCTGAACACCCATTTCAATAATGTCTTTTTGGGTTTCCTGCGAATTTGCTTCTTCTTTTATTTGTTTTACCATTTGTTTTAAATCACCATACATAATAATCCCCTAGTCCAGAATTTCATACTCTTCGATAGCCCAATCTTGCCAATCATAGATTTTAAACTCGCCCATATCGAAAGAGGGTGCATGTTCGGCCATATACTTTACGCTTTCTTCGTGGTTATTTCTTAGTTCTTTTTTATGGTTTTCAATAGCTAGTTCAGCACCTTCACGAGTTTTGTGTAGGCTTATTGTACCATAAGAACTTTCGTAAATACAATCACAATATAAGGCAGCAAATACTTTCATTTTAAATCCCTTATTCCACAGTAAACATTTGTTGTTCTAATTCAGCCAGTAAGGTTCTTAGTCTACCGGTATCTTCATCATATAATGCAGTTCTCATTTCAATGATAAGAGGTCTAAACTCACCGAAGACTTCTTCAATTATACCTCGTTTCATATCATATACTGCTTCTGCATAGGTGTCAACTGGAACCTTAGTAGGAGTATCATATATCCAAGCGGAAGCACCAATCTTTACACGAATTTCAACTTGCTTGGCTATTTGACCAGTCATATATTCAACAGGCGACATATTAATCTCTGAGGTAATATATCTTGATGGTTTAACTCTATAATTATTTGTAACATCTGCTTGAATTGATTTAATAAGTTTACTCATTTTAATTCCTTCCAGTATATAAT